CGATTGGTAGCCGGTGTTCGACGCTGCCGATTGGTAGCCGGTGTTCGACGCTGTGCCGCCTACCACCGTCTGCTCAACCGACTTATCTACCTTGCTCATGACCCAGTCGATGGCCCGCGAGATCATGGTCGGCATGCTGATTTCCGCCTCCACCACCAGGGTGGCGCTGGCGATCTTGCTGTCATCGTCGTGACGGCTCAGTTGTCCCGAAGCCTTCACGATGGCGAATCGGCTGTCGCCTGGGGCGTAGTAGCCGAAAACATCGAGTGGGTACTCGCAGGAGTGGAAGCCCGAGGCGCATGCCTCTACTTCGCCCTCGTGCTTGTAGGTGCCGCCGATCTCGAACTGGTAGCCGAGACAGGTCAGGTCTTGCTTGAACCCCTTGTAAGCGGTCACGACCTCTTCGGACGCAGCCTTTTTCTTGCTCGCCATCGCGATTCTCCGTTTTAGGTTTGCCCTGGGTTGGGCGATAGGGCGCCCGGATGGGCAAATGGGTTGGAGCTGGTGATGCCCCGGCGAAACGGGGCTACTATGCGGGTTCCTTGTGGTGCGTATGGAGCCGTGGGGCAGCCACTAGGCTGCGAGTCTCCGCGATATCTCGATGAGTGCATCACATACGCGCTCATCGTGTTGTTCGGTAAGGCGGTACCTGTCCACTGCCTCAAGTACGACTCTTGATTTGGCTTCCTTCCAGGCAGCATGAGCATCATCCGCAGTTGCGTATGAACCGAGGAATGCTCTTCGGCCTTCCATCGTCCAAATCCTCACCATGTACGGTCTGTCTTTGTTTCGCATGATCGAAACGCCAGTCGGTAAGCCGCGAAATGATCCGTGACCGTCATGCAAAAGGTTGTTTAGCCAGGCAGGAATGAAGACTGAGGTGTCCGGGCTATACATCTTGTCTCCCGGTCGTAGAAGGTCTTTGTCCAAGTGGTTTCCTTTCCATGGACGTTCTTGCATCCACTCGCGGAATGCCATGAATGAAAGCCAACGCTCATCGACCTTGCAGTCCACATAGGAAGAACTGTGTCCGTATCTTTTCCCATAACAGCGTTCCAGCATTCCTTTCCAACGGCTGTAGAACGGGCACATGTAACGTTCCCCATTGATGAGCCGGTAAACGTTGTAGTCGGCGTCATTTCTTCCTACGCCTCGAATCAGGCCTTTCTTCATCTGATGCCTCCTGTTCGATTTCTTCGATGCCCCTCTTGCGAAGGGCATCTGAGAAATCGTTTATTCATGGGTTTATGCTGAGTAGAGATACCAAGGGTTTAAACCGTCCTTGTGCCTCCAGATGAATCGGTCAAGCTCATGCGAACATGGCGGTTTGAAAATGCAGATATTCCCGTCGACTTTCTCGCACCAACCGATCAGCTCGCCGGCTGGCTTGGTCATGTGCTGCTCACTGGCGAAGATGCGGCAGCCCCGCATCGGCTTGAAGAACTGGTACCTCACGCGTGCATCCGCACGGTGATGTAGCCGTTGCTGGCAACAACGTGGTCCCATCGGTTGAACCAGATGAGGTCGCCGAACTTCTTCATGGCGGCCTGGCGTACCTTGATCAGCACGTCATCCGGTGTCTCGTTGCCTTCCGGAAGGGCAATCCAGTCCAGGCGCTTGCCGTTGCTCAGGTGCGCATCGACATTGAATTGAGCCATTTCAGTCTCCTTACCAGGGTTTCCCAGCGTTGATGTATGCGTTTCCTGCGAGTTGCGTGAGCGCAACTAGCTCCATCGAATCGATCTCACCGCCGTAGTACAGGCCGCGCAGCATTCCAACCGTTTCGTGGTACTCAATGCGCGCCTCGCGATCGTCTTCCGCCTTGCGGAGGACCCGAAGTGCCTGGCGTACAGCACGTGAGGATTTTTCATTCATTTTCTGCTCCTCCAGGGCGTGTTGACTTCTTCGATGCGCCTGTCTCCAAGCGCATCTGAGAAATCGTGTTGGTTCTTTCTCACAGGCCGCGGAATCTCCCCGCCTGCACTCATGTTTATTCCAGGTCTACCTTTCGGCGCTGGTCCGGATCTAAGCTGCTCCGGTCGGGTCGAGGCACGATGCGTTGACGCTGCGTCGTTTTTACCCGTGGTCACCTTTGTCCCGGTGACTCGCTAAGGGACGCCCTTTCCAGGGCCTGGCGCTGCGGTGTTCTGCGGCGTTGAGGTGAAATTTAGAAAACTAAACGATTAAGGTCAAGGGATTTTTTTAGAAATCTAAACTTTTGGGTTGGGCGGGCACAAAAAAAGCCCGCGCTAGGCGGGCTCTGTCCCTCTGGTTAGGGGTGTTACCGTGTGAGCATCTCGCGAAGCTTCACACCATCAGCGATGCTCACGACCTTGGCCACTACGCCTCCTTGGGGGAGGAGTCCGTACTTCGATGGCGCTTGCCAAGTGACGGTTGAACTGAGGAAGTAGTCGCCTGGCGGGATGTCCGTGAATGTGAAGTTTCCGTTCCCATCCGCCACCGTAGTGATGGACCCCTGTCCTGATCGAGGATCTGGCGCCTCAAGCGCTTGTCCTCCTATATAGTTCACTTCGTACCACTGTTTCGAATAGGACGTAACGGGGACTAGGTAAACTGTGCTCCCTGCACCGAATTTCACATCTCCACCAACGGTCTTCATAAAGACCTGGCCAGTCAATGTGCCAGTCCCTTTTGTCGGAAGAGCGGCAAATTCAGCAGCAGGGAATGGAATTCTCGGGACCGGCGTTTGTTGAGATACGGCACAACCTGACAGCATGATAATTATTGCTGCTATGGCGATTAAACGCATGAAACCTCCTTGATTATCAAAAAGCCCGAGTGCCGGTCGGCACCTGACTACATCGCGCCGCCACGCCAAACGATACGACCGATAATGTCTACGCCGCGCATACCATCATCAGTGACAGGCTGGTCTGGGTATCGATTTTTGTCCTGGTTATCCGACCGAATTAGCCATCCTCCCGATATCTCACGGATAAGGCGCTTGAAGATCACCTCTTGGTCGGCATCATACAGGGCGAACATTTTCCCATTCGTCGGCTCCTTGCAGGAAACATCTATCAGGACGACCTCTCCGTCGGAGAGGGTTGGCCAGTTGCTATCTCCCTGGTTGTAGGCTGCGCGAAGATTTTCAGCCCTTAGCCCCATCCGTCGAAGCCAGTCGCGCTTAAATGCCAACCCGCCCTTGACCTCAACATGATCGTTTAGGTAGCCATTTCCTGACGAACCCTTAGCAGTGAGCTGGGGAATAAGCGCGTAGTCGGCCTCTGAAGGAGACCCTTCATGTGAGGGCAGATCCTTTTCTCCCTTCCCAGTTTCCAGCCATGAGGCGCTGCATTGAAGCACCTTGGCCAAGGCAATCAGGTTCTTCCCTCTGGCCTTGTTGGTGCCATTGGTCCAGTGGGAGAGGGTCCCCTTGGAGACCTTGATCTCTCTGGAGATGTCCGAGGCGCTGATGCCTAAGGCATCCATGCGCTGATTGAGTCTGTCTGAAAAGTCCATGTTTAGGATTCTAAATCCTTGTTGGTTTAGATAACTTGCACACGGCTGTTTATTTTTCTAAACTCCAGCAAAACCATGGAGGCAGCCGTATGAATTACGAACAGGCGCTCACCCACTTCGGAACAGGGCGAGCGATTGCAAAGGCCCTAGGCGTAAGCCCTGGGCGAATTTCTCAGTGCAAATCGGAAGGTGGGTTTTCCTATCAGCATCAGTGCGTCCTGGAGAAGGCATCCTCTGGCGCGCTTCAGGCCCGTGAAGAAGACGAGCCTCAGCGGATGGCGTCTTGACCATGACAGCCAGCCAATTAAACGCCGAGCGTGATGCAAGGGCACGGGAGTTCGAATCCCTGATCCTCAACCGACTTTTGTCGGTGGGTCAGAAGACCGTCGCTGACGCAATCGGCGTGAGCGAATCGACTGTGAGCCGCTGGAAAGAGGGCGAGATAGAGCGGTGGTGCAAGGTGCTTGCGCTGCTGGAGCTACAGGTCGTCCCGATGTCGGCTCAGTGCCATCCATCCGAGTACATCCAGGCGCTCAAGACCCTGGCCGAGCTTGGCTTGCAGGCCGAGAAGAAGCGGCCTGGACCGTTGGGGTGGGATTGATGCGAAAACACCTCACGAATACCGATTACGCCGCAATGGCTAACGCTGCTGAAGAGCTGGCGGGTATGGGGTCGAGTGAGTGGAGGCGCAGATACAACAAAGCCCTGAGCGACTACTACAGGGCTTTGTCGGTGCGTGGATCGGTGGCAGCCGAATCACGCTTGGGGAAACAACATCAGGTGACAGGTGAATTATGCAACCTCGAACGCTGACTTACAACGCCTTGGAGCTTCGTCCGGCGAAGAACTCCATTGCCATCTGCCAAGGTGATCAGGTCGTGACCATCACTCTGGATCAACTCCACCAGTTCACAAGCGATCTCTGCATTCTCGCCGCCTCCATGCGCGAAGACATGCGCAATCCGCTGGAGGACGAATAATGAGCGGATACGGTTTTGTTTATGTTCTGACCAGTCCTGCCATGCCTGGGTTGTATAAGGTTGGTGCGACTACTAGATCTCCGCGTCAGCGTGCTGAAGAACTATCACGCGGGACTGGTGTTCCGCATGAGTTCGAAGTGGCTTTCTATGCTGAAGTTCAGGAGCCGTTCCTTTGGGAGCGCCGTGTCCATGCATTGCTCTCAGACAAGCGACTTTCCAGTTCCCGTGAATTCTTCTACGGCCCCCTGATCGACATCATTAACACCATCGAGGGCGATGGCGAATGCCTGTCTTACTGGGATAGCGATCAAGCCACTGAGGCCCGTAACCCTGGGATGGTGTGGCCCGGAAAGCCGCTTTGGTTCGAGCAGAATCTGCATAGCGCCGGTTACCTGGAGCGCCTGCGGAGGAACGCACAATGAGCTTCCAAGCTATGGCGTGGGCTACTGAGCAGAAGCTCCCAACACGAGAGAAGTTCGTGTTGATCATGCTCGCCAACTATGCCGGGAATGAGCAGTGGGATTGCCACCCGAGCATAAATACCTTGGCCGATGACACCGGCATGAGTCGCGACACGGTTATTAGGGCGATAAAGGCCCTGGAAGATGCCTCTCTGGTGAAGATCGTTCGCCGCAATGTTGACGGTATCAACCTCCCAAATATCTACCGTCTCGTTCGTGCAGGGGGTAGTAGCACTGTGCAGGGGGTAGTAGCTGTATGCGACCAGGGTAGTAGCACTGTGCAGGGAGGGGTAGTAGCTGTATGCGACTCTAACCAGTCATTAGAACCTATCATTGAACCAGTAGAGCTGCGCGCATCCGCGCCGAAAAAAGATTCCGGGTTGATCGGGCTGGATGAAATCAAATCCGAGTTTCCCGACCTGCCGGAACAGCTTGTCCGGGATTTTCTCCGCGTCCGAAGGGCGAAGAAGGCTCCGCTGACCGAAACCTCATGGCGGCGGATCGCGAAAGTTCTTTCCGAAGCTTCCGAGAAGGGCTGCACTCCGAGTGACGCTCTCGGGTTGGCAGTTGAGCGTGGCTGGCAGGGTCTTTCGCTGCAATGGCTTTCCAATGCCGGCTTGCTGACCTCGAACGTTAAATCGATCCGCAAAGGGCTCGGCCCGGACGGCAAGTTGCTGCCGGGTTACTTCTGGCACGACGCCGATATCGACCTTCCGGTTGAGAAGCGCCGCATCCTGAGCGATGAAACCCACGACCGCGCCTCCGGGTATCGCTGGGACTACCTGCGCTCCAGGGGGCTGGCATGACTCCCTCGCAGATCGCCCAGCGCCTCGCAGATCGCGTGATTGACGTTGCTCACCACCTGCTGCCCGGTGGCAAGCGTGAGGGCTCGGAGTGGCGCGTAGGCAGCGTGAACGGCGAGAAGGGCCAGAGCCTGGGGGTTCACCTCAAGGGCGATAAGGCTGGTGTCTGGTGCGATTTCTCGACCGGTGAAACCGGCGACTTGCTGGACCTGTGGCGTGCAGTTCGCAGTTGTGACATGGGCACTGCACTCACCGAGGCGAAATCCTACCTGGGGATCACCGAGCCCAAGCTCGAAGCGCCGTCGAGGAAGGCCTACGTCCGCCCTGATCGCCCGAAGTGCAAGGCGCCTGGCGATGAGTCTCCGGTCATGGCTTACCTCGCTGGCCGTGGGCTAAAGCCGGAAACTATCGCGGCGTTCAAGATCGGCGAGAAGGGCCGCGACATCGTGTTTCCGTTTCTGCGCGACGGCACCCTGATCCACTGGAAAACGCTGTGCATCGACCGCGAGAACGGCAAGAAGAAAATCTTTGCCTCGAAGGATTCGGAGCCGTGCCTCTTCGGCTGGCAGGCGATTCCGGAAGGCGCCCGAGAGGTGACCATCACCGAAGGCGAGATCGATGCCATGACCGCCTGGCAGTACGGTCGTCCGGCGTTGTCGGTGCCATTTGGGGGCGGCAAGGGCGAGAAGCAGGCGTGGATCGAGCACGAATACTCGCGGCTCTCCCGGTTCGACGTGATCTACCTCGCCATGGACAACGACGAGGCTGGGAAGCAGGCGACCGAGGAACTGATCAAGCGTCTGGGGCGTGAGCGCTGTCGCATCCTGGACCTGGGCTGCAAGGACTTCAACGAAGCCCTGGACGCCCTGTTCTACACACGAGACGACATTGACGACTGCTACGCCAAGGCCAAGACCCTTGATCCGGAGAAGCTGGTAGGAGCCGAAACCTTCGCCGATGACGTTTGTGCTGAGTTCTTTGAGCGCAACCCGGTGGTAATGGGGATGGCGACCCCGTGGGAGAAGTCTCACGACACCATTCGGTTCCGCGACAGCGAGGTCACTATCTGGACCGGCTGGAGTGGTCACGGGAAATCCCAGCTCCTGAACTACCTCGCCTTCCACGGCATGCGCCAGGGCGAAAAGTTCTGTATCGCCTCAATGGAGATGCCGGCCAAGCGCACCCTGCAACGCATGGTTCGCCAGGCGGCGGGACTGAACCTTCCGTCTCGCGGATACATCCACGCGATCCTGGAGTTTCTAGGAGGTCGGCTGTGGATCTACAACCAGATGGGTTCCGCCAATACCGCCGAGATGATCGACACCTTCCGCTATGCCGCACGGCGGTACGGGGTGAAACAGTTCGTCGTTGACAGCTTGGCGAAGCTTGGCATGGCTGAGGATGACTACAACGGCCAGAAACAGGCCATGGAAGCCATCGTTGGCTTTGCCCACGAAATGGGCGTCCACGTCCATTTGGTCGCCCACCCGAGAAAGGCTGACGACGAAACAAAGCTTCCAGGAAAGCTCGACGTTCGTGGTGGCGCAATCCTTACCGACCTGGCCGACAACGTGATCACCGTTTGGCGCAACAAGAAGAAAGAAGTCGCCATGAAGGACGGTAGCGAAGAGGACCGCGCGTACTACGCATCCCATTCCGACGTGAAGATGGTCATCACCAAGCAGCGCCTGACGGGCGTCGAGGAAACCATCCCGCTCTGGTTTGACCCCGCGTCCGCTCAGTACATGGAGCGCGAAGGCCACAAGCCGCGCCAGTGGATTGAGTACTCCGGAATCCCACAACAACAAGCCGATCAGGAGGCCGCATGAAGCGCTGCTGGAAGGTAGTTCTGCCGGGCCGCCCGGCGTTCACGATGATTCTGATGGAGGACTGCGACCCGGTAGAGGTCGTGAAGAGCATTTGGCCTGAAGGGAGGATCGAGCAGTGACGCCCGCAAAACAGGAGTCTCTCATGCAGGGACAGACCGGCATCGCGAAGAAGGTCTACGAGTGCGTACCGATCTCTGAGTCCTGGCGTTCGTTCCAAGTGCTCACTGCGCTCCGCAACATGACCGGAAGCACGCCGGACGTTCGGATTGTCCAGGGCTGTCTGCGCGATCTGGTCGATTCCGGACTGATCCGCCGCACTGGTACTGACCACTACCAACGAATCCAAGTCGAGAAAAAGACCAAGCCTCAGGAGCCGAAGATGGGCGAGCCCGCGAAGAAGATCGAAACCCAGTCCGAGCCGAAGCGCTCCGCCTCCCCGCTGGAGATGTTGGGCGAACTGGCAAACGAGCTCGCCGGCATGGCCGAACACATGAAGCGCCTGTCTGATCGCATCGAGGACGTCGCGCTGGCAGTTGAGCAGGAACGCGAATCGAACGCCAAGTCGATGGAAAGCTATCGCCAGCTCAAGGCACTACTGAAGAGCCTGCAAGGGGAGGGTGAGTGACATGGATATCGTAGACATCGCCAACGACTACGCCGAGCGTGAACTCGCTGAACGCCTGTACTCCCGAGTCAAGTACGTCGGCGAGAGCCTGTCCGAATGTGAAGACTGCGGCGAGGAGATTCCTGTGGCGCGGCGCTCGATCGTTCCTGGGGTTCGGAAGTGCCTTTCTTGCCAGGAATACTTGGAGGCAATCAATGGACGCTGAAAGCATCATCGGGCTTCGGGTGGGCAAGGTGGTTGTTGAAGCATTCTCCCACTGCGCCGGCAAGGCTTCCCATTGGGTTTGCCGTTGCGACTGCGGTAACCGAGTCATTATGCGCCGAGGAAATCTGATGAGAAACCGAACTACGACCAGTTGCGGTTGCTCTCGGTTTTCTCACGGGATGACCGGAACTCCAACGTACAGCTCATGGAGCAACATGATTGATCGCTGTACGAATCCCTCTAACAAGCGATATGTCGACTACCAAGGCAGAGGAATCACTGTTTGTGAAAGGTGGATGACGTTCGCCAACTTCCTGGCTGATATGGGCGAAAGGCCAGACGCCACCTCCCTTGATCGAATTGACAACGACGCAGGTTACTTCAAGGAAAACTGCCGCTGGGCAACTGCCTTAGAACAGATGAATAACACTAGAAGAAACACCTTCGTTGAGTATCTAGGTAGGCGGCAAACAGTTTCTCAGTGGGCAGGCCAGCTTGGTATTCCCGAATGCACTCTGCGCAGCCGGCTAAATCGTGGTTGGTCGATTGAAGATGCAATGCAGAAGCCTATCAGCAAGCAGCGCCGGGAGTGCAAGCAGAAGAAGGGAAAGCGCCGTGGCTGAACTCGCTCTCATCCGCACAGCCCAGGGCCTGGTCCCGGCGACCGAGGCAGATCGCGAAACCGTTCAGAAGTGGAAGGCCGGTCAGGTCGTCCATGGAAAATTCACTCGGATGCGCAACGCCAAATTCCACGGGAAGTTCTTTGCGATGCTGGATTTGGCGTGGGAGTACTGGGAGCCGAAGGGCGGGCTGGTGCCCCGCCAGGAGATGCGTGGTATCCGCGGGCTTGCCAAGTACTTCGAGGATCTGAATGGCCGCCCTGGCCAGTTGCAGAACGCCGTCGCTGCGTATATCGCCAAGCTTGAGGCTGATCGCGCCGACCGCTTCCCCGCAGTCGAGAAGAGCCGCGAGGCTTTCCGGGAGTGGATAACCATCGAGGCCGGTCACTTCCACCTGATCCATACCCCGGATGGGGTTCGTAAGGAAGCCAAATCGATCAGTTGGGCCAGCATGGACGACTCGGCTTTTGAGCCCCTCTACCGGGATGTGTTCGCGGCCTGCTGGCGGCTGGTCCTTTCCTCTCACTTCGAAACCGAGGCTGACGCCATGGCGGCGGCTGATCAGATGGGGACTTTCGCATGAGCAAGTTCAAGGCGGGCGACCTCGCTCTAAATCTGCAAGAAATCCCAAACTGCATCAGCGCTGGAGTGGTAGTCGAGTTGATATCTCGACTTTCCCCGGGTGATCTATTTGTCGAAGACGGCCAGACCTTTCTGGTGAATCGGGCAGCCTGGTGGGTGCTCCATGAAGGTGATCGGCTCTACATCCCTGAACGGTATCTCATGCCCCTCCGCGGCGACTTCCAGCCCGAGCAGCAGAAGGCGAAGGAGGAAATCGTATGAATCCTCGCATTGGCGTTGCTCTGTGGGTTTTGGATCGCCATGAGTGGAACTGGAGGAAGCTGAATGAGTACGCCTTCATCATGCGCAAGAAGCTGGCCGCGAAGGCCGTCGCACTGATCGCCCATGACCGCATCTTGACCGACGAAATCCTTACTCGCGGGCTTCCTTCCTACTGGGACAGAGAAGCGAAGGAGGTGAAGGCGTGAATACTTTTATTGGCATCTGCCTGGGCTTTTTCCTTTGCATGTTCTTGAACGCTGCCATGCGCAACGAACGTGATAGCACCGATGCTCCTGGCGGACGCAGTGGAATGCGGCTGCACACTGACCACGCTACCGGCTTGCAGTATCTCAGTGTTCCAGGCGGGGGTATCACTCCGCGACTCGGGGTGGATGGGAAGCAAATGCGCGCGGATGGTGCCGAATGACCCTTTCCGCCCGCCAGCCAAAACCCAAAAAGTGCCAGAACACCGAGTGCGGCGCCAAGTTCATCCCGCAGCGCCTTGGCCAGTGCGTGTGCTCTCCTGCCTGCGCCCTGGCCATCAAGGACAAGCACGCCAAGCCGGCACGGAAGGCCATCGCAGACCGCGAGCGGAGGGAGGTCAGGGTTCGGAAGGAGCGGTTGAAGAGCAGGGCGGATCACCTGCGCGAGGCTCAGGCGGTAATCAATCGCTACGTCCGGCTCCGTGATGATCATCTCGGTTGCGTCAGTTGCGACAAGCCCGCCACGTGGGGCGGCCAGTGGCATTGCTCGCATTTCCGTAGTGTTGGGGCAGCACCTCAGCTCCGCTTCAACCTTTGGAATATGAATAAGTCCTGCAGTGCCTGTAACAACCACCTGAGCGGGAATTTGATGGCCTACCGGCCGCGCCTGATTGAGAAGATTGGCCAGGCCAAGGTTGATCGACTGGAAAGTGACAACTCTGTTGCCCGTCATGACATCCCCTACCTGAAGCGCCTGAAGGCTGTCTTCTCCAAGAAAATTCGCCGGCTGGAGGCTCGACGCAAATGCAGTGCCGCGTAGATGGATGCGGGCGTGATGCCCAATACAAGACAGCCCAGCTCTGCCAGATGCACTACTTCCGGATGCGGAGAAATGGCTCGGTAGCCAAGAAGCTGAGCAGCCGCCAGCAGCGAATCATTACGCCAAATGGATACGTTCGGATATTCGAACCAGGCCATGCCCTCGCTGACAAGGGAGGGTATGTCTTCGAGCATCGACAAGTGATGTGGGCGATCGCAGGGTCTGACTGCCGGCCGTGCGAGCTGTGCGGGAAGGCTGAGACCTGGGCAACCTGCCATGTCGATCACAAGGACGATGATCGCCAGAACAATGCCGAGGGAAACCTCCGAATTCTCTGCCGTGGCTGCAACGTGAAGCGCGGATTTCGACCGGAGTCGTACGAGTCGCGCAGCCAGGTCGGACTAATCGAGTTCGAGGGAAGGCGCGATACAGCAACCAACTGGGCTAGAGATCCGCGCGTGAAGGTAAGCGGACACACCATCCTTCGCAGGAAGGCCGCCGGCATGTCCGACTTCGACGCGCTCTTTGCCCCGAAATTGACGCACAACGGAAAGGCCAAGTTCAGGGCCTGGGTGCGCGAACTGAAGAGGGCAACGGCATGACCAAAGAAACTCTGACCATCGTTCTCTTCAGCATAGGGAGCGGTCTCATCGGTTATGCGATCGGTATTGCTGCCGCCTGGCTGGGAAACTGGTTCGCCGACGGTTATCACCCGCTGCTGCTGTCGAACATGGTCAGCACGCCAGGTGCTGAGGATGGTGAGCGCGCCAATGAATACCCCGATTATCTGGAGCCTCCGAGAGGCTGTTTCGGCATGTGCTGTGCCGGATGTGATGCTCGCTCGCAGGTCAACTCCAGGAGCAAAACAACCAGCGAACAGACAGACCAATCTTACGTTTTAAACGCCGTGCTCAGCGCTCAAGGGGATGGGGAATGAACAAGACATCAGTACTGGTCAGAATCCTGCTCGCGGGCAGCGAGGGGAATACTGCATCCTCTGCGTGGGTCGATGCCGACATGGGATGCGGCGGTTATGGGGTGATGTCGAAGGACGAGCGATTCAAGCTGGACTGCGAGTATCGTCGGCACCTCCGCCAGAATCTCACGCCAAGGTTCTGGGATGCGCTCATCGCGCGCTACACCTTGGACATCAACGACCGCGGCAAGGCGATCCGAGGGCTGGGTCGAGTGGTCGCCACACACGCCCACCAGCATTTCAAGTTCTATGCCGTGTTGACCTGGGCGGAGCGCCAGAAAGTAGGAGCAGGGAAGAGATCCACCGGCGTCCTAAAGCCCGACTTCTACGACATGAACAGGTGGGACGACAACCATGGCACTCCTGAACGTACTCGGCGTCGGTGGAGGGCTGGCATCCATGAGGCTCTGGATGGAATCCTCAGCGACGCTATCGCGTCCTCTATAGCTCTGCTTGAGGAACAGGGGATGTTCGAGCGAATGGCGGCTTGACATCGATGGCCGCGTGGCCGATTATATCACCATCCTGCCGATCTTGCGCGTTGTGAGGATCGGTAACTCTGAAGCCCTGGCAAATGCCGGGGCTTTTTCGTTTCCGGGGTATGGATGAATCTCGAGCATCGCATAAGACGCTGGCTCCTTCAGGCTGGGCGACGTGGCAAGCCGATCCACGCAATTCTCATCCACCCCGACGATATCCAATCTGCAAGAAAGATCTGCCGGTTCGCGCCAGTAAAGGTGCTCGGCATTGAAGTACGCCAGTATGGCGCAACAGGGAGCGCTGCTGATTTGTAATCAGAGGGTTGCGGGTTCGACTCCTGCTGCCGGCACCACACTACAAGGCCCAGGCAATGACCTGGGCTTTTCTGCATCTGGAGTAAGCAAATGGACCCGATGACGACCGTTGGCGGAGGTCTCTTCGCCAAGTACAGCGTCGCTATTGCCGGGTTCTGGGGGTCGATTCTGTCCCTTGGATTCCTGAGCGGCCTGAACCGCTGGCAAGCTGCGCTCGCTGTAGCAACCGGATTCGGGTGCTCAACCTATTGGACTGCTCCGGTTGCCGCATGGCTTTCGCGTGAGTACGAGATTCCGCTCGATGACGCATTTCTGAGTGGTGTCGCATTCACCATCGGTTTGCTGGCGATGAATATCATCCCCGGCCTGAAGGCGGCAGTAACGGCAATCACAGAGCGGTTCCTTCCTACGAGAGGAACCTGATCATGATCATGTCGATTCTGGCGGCGCTGGATGCGCTGCTGTGTGTGCTTGTCGTTGTAGCTGCTCTGGAGTTCCTGCGCACCGTCCAGTTGTCTGGGCAGCCGCTATTGGGTATCTCCTTCTACCTGGTGGCTGGTGGTGCATTCGGAATCCTGTACGGAATCATGAAGGGCGCACCGGTTAATCCATTTTCGGTGATCCTCCATGCTGGGCTCGTACTTTACGCCTGGTCCCGGCGCCGGCAGATATTCGGAAGCGACTGGTCGTGGAACTGAAGCGACCTCACCCTCCAGAGACGATCGGGCAGTTCGCGGAAGGCGAAGACTGGGCGGACGCCTTTGTCCCCGCTCAGGATGTTCTGGCTTGGGCGAAGTCAGTGTTAATCGATCCGAATGGAATCCTGGGCAATGAAGACCACGCCCACCTACAAGACGCTCCTCTCGCTTTCCTATGGGCCGCCTCCAGCTTCACCAAGCAGGGGAGGACGGTACTGGGTCAGTGCGAAGAGGTGACGTTCCGCTGTGGAGCCTGGCAGAAGGGAAGGCAGGAACAGCAGATGATCCGCTGGTTCGGATACCTGCCGAGGTTTCTGATCACCCTGGCTGCTGACTACTGCTCCCAGTGCTCCGACGCGGAGTTCTGCGCATTGGTCGAGCATGAGCTTTACCACATCTGCCAAGAGAACAACCAATACGGCGAGCCCAAGTTCACCGAGGAGGGCTTTCCAAAGCTGAAGCTCCGCGGGCATGACGTCGAGGAGTTCGTCGGCGTGGTGAGGCGATACGGCCCAAGCAAGGACGTGCAGCATCTCATCGACGCTGCTAGCAGGTCTCCAGAGGTGGCCAAAATCAACATTTCGAGAGCCTGCGGTACGTGCCTGCTGAAGTCGGCATAGCCACGACAGGCCCATGACAGGAAGAAAAACGATGGCAACCCTGAACAGCGACGTGAAGGCGTTCATCGTTCAGGCGCTGGCCTGTTTCGATACGCCATCCCAGGTTGCGGAATCGGTCAAGAAGGAATTCGGCATCGAGGTCAGTCGGCAGCAGATCGAGTCGCACGACCCGAACAAGGTGTGCAGCAAGGGCCTTGCCGCGAAGTGGCGGATCCTCTTCGAGGACACCCGCAAGCGCTTCCGCGAGGAGATCGCCGACATCCCGATCGCCAACCGCGCCTACCGACTGAGGGCTTTGGGTCGGATGGCTGAGCGCGCCGAGGGCATGCGAAACATGGCCCTGGCTGCCCAGCTTTACGAGCAGGCCGCCAAGGAGTCGGGTGGCATGTACAGCAACAAGCACCAGCTCGAGCACTCTGGCCCTGGCGGAGGTCCGATCCCGACAATGCCGACCACCATCCAGCTTGTGGCGCCAGGCCATGACCACGGCGAAGATTGAACTTCCGCCAAAGCTGATACCAGTCTTCTCAGGCCCTGCCCGGTACCGCGGCGCCCATGGTGGACGAGGCAGTGCCAAAACGCGCACGTTCGCCAAGATGACGGCAGTAAGGGCGTACATGTACGCGGAGGCTGGAATCAGTGGCGTGATCCTCGGGGCGCGCGAGTACATGAACTCGCTTGAAGAGTCCTCCATGGAGGAGATCAAGCAGGCAATTCGATCCGAGCCATGGCTGGACGCGTACTTCGACATTGGTGAGAAGTACATCCGGACCAAGAATCGCCGAATTTCGTATGTGTTCTGCGGATTGCGCCATAACCTCGACAGCATCAAGTCGAAGGCCAGAATCCTGATCGCCTGGGTTGACGAGGCTGAAAACGTCAGCGAAACGGCGTGGATAAAGCTCCTGCCGACGGTTCGTGAGAACGACTCGGAGGTCTGGATTACCTGGAACCCGGAGCGCGATGGAAGCGCCACCGACACCCGGTTCCGGAAGAACATGCCGGCAGGCGCAAAAATCGTCGAGATGAACTACACGGACAATCCGTGGTTTCCCGATGTGCTCGATCAGGAGCGCCTGAACGACCGGCAGACGCTGGACGACCAGACCTATGCCTGGATCTGGGATGGCGCCTACCGCGAGAACAGCGACGCTCAGATCCTTGCTGGCAAGTACCGGGTGGCCGAGTTCGAGCCTGGTCCCGATTGGGATGGCCCTTACTACGGCATCGACTGGGGGTTCAGCCAGGACCCGACTGTCGGCGTCAAATGCTGGATTTACGACCGCAGGCTTTGGATTGAGCACGAAGCCGGAAAGGTTGGACTTGAGAACGACGATATCGCTGAGTACATGATCAGGCGCTTGCCAGGGATCGAACGACATGCAGTCCGAGCCGACTCGGCCAGGCCGGAGACGATCAGCCACGTCAGGAGTAAAGGGAAAGATGGCAGTCGTGCATGTCTGCCCAGGATCGAAGGTGTCGAGAAATGGAAAGGCAGCGTCGAGGACGGCATTGCCCACCTTCGCAGCTATGTCGAGATCATGATCCATGAGCGATGCACGAAAACCCTCCGCGAGGCCAGGCTATACAGCTACAAGGTAGACCGGCAGACCGGGGATGTGCTTACCGATATCGTCGACAAGAACAACCACTACTGGGACGCCACACGGTATGCGCTTGGGCCGCTGATCAAGCGAAGAAGTGCTGTTGGCATCCTTCTTCCCGGAGCCCGTTGATGGCCATCTTCATCCTCAGGGAGCGCGCAACCAGCCGCTCCATGGTGGTCCGTGCTCGCTGCACGTCCTGCGCCCGCACCGTGGCGGTCGAGAACGCTGGCGCTGAAGGGACGATGGTATGGCGCGACCCCAACCTCTCTTCTGTCGAACTGGTCCGCGAGACGGACAAGCCAGGCCTCATCCTGAAATCGGACTGACCATGACTGACAAACTCGACCTCGCGGTCAATCACGCGATGAGCAGTGCTGTCGCGCGTGCGCGAATGAGCCTGCTGAACCAGGGCATCGGCCATGACGCCAAGCGGCCGCAGGCATGGTGCGAGTATGGTTTCCCTCAGGAAATCACGTTCAACGACCTGTACACCATGTACCGGCGGGGCGGCATCGCCCATGGCGCGGTTGAGAAGATCGTCACCACGTGCTGGAAGACATATCCGCAGGTCATAGAGGGCGACGATCAGGACCGCTCCAAGGACGAAACCGAGTGGGAGAGGAAGAACAAGCCGTTGATCGCAGGCGGCAGGTTCTGGCGGGCTGTCTCCGAAGCCGACCGGCGCCGCTTGGTGGGTCGGTATTCCGGGCTGCTCCTCCACATAAGGGACAGCCAGCCCTGGGATAGACCTGTTTCGGGCAAGGTCAATGGCCTGGCGAAGGTCACCCCGGCCTGGGCTGGGTGCCTTAAGCCGAAGTCGTTCGACGAAAAGCCGGATAGCGAGACCTACGGGCAGCCCACCATGTGGGAATACACCGAGGCTTCCCAAGCCGGTCGTCCCGGTCTGGTGCGGGATATCCATCCGGATCGGGTGTTTATCCTCGGAGACTGGACCGGCGATGCAATCGGCTTCCTGGAGCCTGCCTACAACTCCTTCATCAGCCTGGAGAAGGTCGAGGGAGGCAGTGGCGAATCGTTCCTGAAGAACGCCGCACGCCAGCTCCTGCTGAACTTCGACAAGGAGATTAACCTCGGCGAGATCGCCAGCACCTACGGCGTGACGCTCGATGCGCTCAACGAGCGCTTCAACGAGGCAGCGCGCCAGCTCAACCTCGGCGTCGATGTCCTGCTCCCGACCCAGGGGGCGACCGTCACGCAGATGGTGTCCGCTGTTTCGGACCCCAGCCCCACGTACAACGTCAACCTGCAGACCGCCGCCGCCGGCGTCGACATCCCGACCAAGATTCTGGTGGGCATGCAGACCGGCGAGCGGGCGAGCAGTGAGGACCAGAAGTACCACAACGCCAGATGCCAGGCGCGCCGGGTGCAAGAACTGACGTTCGAGATCAACGACTTGTTCGCGCACCTGATGCGCATCGGCGTGGTTCCGCTGAAGGCTGAGTTCACCGCGATCTGGGATGACCTCACCGTGCCGACCAAGGCCGAGCGCTTGGCCAACTCCAAGACCATGAGCGAGATCAACAGCGCCGCGATCGGCACTGGCGAGCCCGTGTTCACGGCGGAGGAAATACGCGAAGAAGCTGGATACGACCCGCTCGAGGGTGGCGATCCGCTGCCTGACACCGAACCGGAGGATGAAGATGCCGCGCGCACCGATCCTACCGGCGAGCAGCAGTGACCCGACCGGGGTAGATCGACTGGAAAGGGGCGCAATGCGCGAGTTCGACAGGCGCATGCGGAAAATCCGGGATGGCTATGTCGCTGCCTTGGACCGAATCCCGGCCCAGCCGGTGGTGAATGAGCAGTACACCTACCGTCTCGACCAGGCCCTTCTCTCCGCGATCTTCGCCGACACCAACCTGATGGTCGACGAGATCCTGCAAGAGGGCGGGGAGCGGGACCTCTGGTTCTTCGAGTCATACGTCGGGGTTGCCTACATCCGCGGTACTGCACAGACGCATGCCAACCTGGCGCAGCAATCGCCTGCATACCGCGCCGGCCGGGAATCGCTGGATGTCCTGCTTCGATCCGACGCCTACCGCGCGCGGATGGCACTGCTTCGCGCCCGGGAGTTCGAGGAGATGAAGGGCTTGTCCGGCCAAGTCAAGGCCGACATGGCGCGCATTCTCGCCGAGGGCATGGGGCGCGGGAAGAATCCCCGCGAAATCGCACGGGACCTGACCGCCCAGACCGGCATCGAGGCGCGTCGCGGCCATCGCATCGCACGCACCGAAGTCACAACCGCTCTCCGAAGGGCTCGCTGGGACGAAAAAGACGCTGCTGAGGCCGACTACGGCGTTCAGTCGAAGCTGATGCACATGTCGGCCCTGTCCGCCAGCACTAGGGCCACCCACGCGGCCAGGCACGCCAGGCTCTACACCTCGGATGAGGTGAGGGACTGGTACAGCCGAGACGGAAACCCAATAAATTGCAAGTGCAGCCAGGTCGAGGTGCTGGTCGATGACGATGGGAACCCGGTTGTCCCGGCCATCGTCGAGCGCGCGCGCCGCAACTACCAAGTCATGAAAGCCAAAGGGCGCGGGCCCTGGGCGAAAGAGGATTGAGCCATGCCCATGCAGGTCAACATCACCACCCAGGTCAACAGCGCCAGCATTCGGCGTGAGACACACAACGGGCGCGAACATCTGGTTCTGCCGAGCTACACCCTGCCGGCCGGCGTGATCATGAACGGTGGTCTCTACACCGCAGAGCAGATCGACAAGCACTACCCAGGCCTGGAGGGAACGCTGGCGCCGCTAGGGCACCCGATGGTCGACGGGAAGTTCGTTTCGGCGTTCTCACCCGAAGGGATCAACGTCGGCCACGTCGGCGCTTGGAACCGTAACGTGAAGAAGTCCGGCAACCGGGTCTACATGGAGAAGTGGGTCGACGTCGAGTTCGCCAAGTCCACGGAAGGCGGTCGTGAACTGTTGCAGCGCGTTGAGGCGCTGGAGAAGGGGGAGGACGTTCCCCCGATCCATACCAGCGTTGCCGCATTCCTCAACCGCATCGAGCCGAACGAAAGTCAGCGTGCCCAGGGCGCGGAGTGGGTCGCCGACATCCAGAGCATGGACCACGACGCGATCCTGCTGCACGAAGTAGGGGCGGCTACTCCTGAGCAGGGCGTCGGCCTCATGGTGAACGCGGACCAGGCTGTGCCGCTTCAGCCGAACTCCGGCGCCCTGGTTGGCGAGTCCTACCGGGAGCGTGAGCAGCGCCTGGACCGAGCCGCAAAGGAGCGATTCGCCTCCGGCCCCGACCAGTACGCATGGGTTGCCGACTTCACCGATTCCCAGGCCGTGATCAGCCTCAACGGCGGTGTGACCGAGGTGTACGGCTACAAGGTCGAGGCAGGGAAGATCGTCTTCGACGAGTCCGGCCAGCCCGTTGTCCGGCAAGAGTCCTGGGTCGCCATGGTGGCCAACAGCATCAAGAACATTTTCACCCATCGTCAGGCTCGGCCTGATCAACCTGAGAAGGAGGGCGACATGCCCCTGACCCCCGAAGAAAAGGCCGAAATCGTGAAGGAAATCGGCACCAACACCTCCAGCGCCATCAAGGAGCTGGCGGACACCATCATCAAGCCCCTGGCCGATAAGGTCGACGGCCTGGTCGCCAATCACAAGGCTCTGGCCGACACGCTGACCGCCAACCAGCGCGCCGAGGAAGACAGCATGCGTGAAGCGGTCAAGGCCAAGTTCGGCGAGGTCATCGCCAACAGCCTGGCCGGCGACGCGCTCAAGGAAATGTTCAAGCAGTGCGGCGAGTCCGCCCCGCTGGGCGCCAATGCCGCCACCGACAAAGGCGGTCTCACCGCCGATATCAACAACCTGCCGAAGGAGTAAGCCATGTCTCGCTATCGTCGCGTGAACATCGACGGCAAGTCGCTGTTCAAGACCGAAACCCGCAAGACCGCCGCCGCGCTTTACCCCGGAACCTTCGCTGTGATCGACGGTGACGACGAGTTCGCTCAGGCTGATGAAGTTGTTGGCCGTCTGTACGTCCTCGACAGCGCCTATCACGAGGGTCTGGGTATCACCGACCAGATTCCGGCCGGCCACTCGGCTGTTGGTAACTACCTGGAAGAAGGGCGTGAATTCGCTGTGCGCATGGCTGCTGGTGCTTACACCAAGGATCAGCCGGTGACCGTCAGTGCTGCAGGTCTTGCCATTCCTGTCCCTACCGCTGCTGGCTCCTACAAGGTGATCGGCTACATCCAGGACACCGTCACCACCTCTGCGGTGGACTTCATCCGCATTCGCGTCCGCGCTGACTCTGTCACCGTGGCGCCGTAAGGAGAGCAGAATGTTTCTGACCCAACATGCAATCGCCGCCCATCCCCGCCTGATGGGCCACTTCCAGGACCTGCAGGCCAACCGCAACATCTGGAACACCCAGAACGCCGCCATGATCGCCGAACACCGCGGCGCCATGACCCCCGAAATGCTGGCCTGCAATGCTCTGGCCGGCCTGGGTCGTGAGTTCTGGGCAGAGATCGACGCCCAGATCATCCAGTACCGCAACCAGGAAACCGGCATGGAGATCGTCAACGACCTCCTGCAGGTGCAGACCGTGCTTCCGATCGGCAAGACCGCCAAGCTCTACAACGTGGTCGGCGACATCGCCGATGACGTGTCGGTGAGCATCGACGGCCAGGCCCCGTACTCCTTCGATCACACCGAGTACAACTCCGACGGCGACCCCATTCCGGTATTCACCGCCGGCTACGGTGTCAACTGGCGCCATGCCGCCGGCATGAGCACCGTCGGCATCGACCTGGTTCTGGACTCGCAGGCTGCGAAACTCCGCAAGTTCAACAAGCGGATCGTTGCCTACATCCTGGACGGTGCCACCAACATTCAGGTCGAGAGCTACCCGGCTCAGGGCCTGCGCAATCACCGCAACACCATCAAGGTCAACCTAGGCTCCGGCGCCGGCGGCGCGAACATCGACCTGACCACTGCCACCCAGGAGCAACTGGCTGCGTTCTTCACCACCGGCGCTTTCGGCCAGGCCGCCCGCAACAACAAGGTCGATGCCTATGATGCGCTGTGGGTGTCCCCGGAAATCTGGGGAAACATGAACCGACCGGCAACCGTGGCAATCGGTGGCAGCACGATCCTGAGCGGCGGCACTGTTTTGCAGTTGATCACCCCGTTCATCCCGGCTCGCGCCATTCGCCAGACCTTCGCCCTGTCGGGCAACGAGTTCCTGGGCTATCAGCGCCGCCGCGACGTGGTCACCCCGCTGGTCGGCATGGCTACCGGCGTTGTGCCGCTGCCGCGTCCGCTGCCGCAGGTCAACTACAACTTCCAGATCATGAGCGCCATGGGCATCCAGGTGAAGAAGGACGACGAAGGTCTGTCCGGCGTGATCTACGGCGCCAACCTGGCGTAAGGGGGCGACATGCGCTACGAAGTGACCCGCTCCTGGCATGGCGTAAGCGTGGGCGACGTGGTGGAACTGGAGCACCTTCACCCGTCGCTGAAACCCAACGTGCGCCCCCTCGGCGGCGATTCTGTCCTCGAAGCAGCTACGCCGGCTGCAAGTTCTGATGTCGAGCAGAAACGCCGAGGGCGACCGCCGAAAACCGAGTGACCGGTGCGTGACGAGAGGCCGCCTGCGGGCGGCTTCGTCGTTTCTGGCCTCAGCGATGGGGCCCTTCCTTCTGGAGAATGAAATGTTTGGAAATCTGATCGACTCGGACATCCCGGCAATTCCAAAGGCTCCGCCCGCTCCCATGGAGTTCCCGGCCTCGTTCCGGGCTAGCGATGACTTCAGGCTCTGCGATGCTATCCGGAACACCGTGGATGCTGCGCAAGACGCCCAAGGTATGACGCTTCGGATTCTTCAACGACACCTCCTCCGTCTGTGCAACCTGCAGGTCGAGCAACTGGAGGGATGTGGTGATGATCACAGTTGAACAGGCCCGGCAGTACCTGCAGAGCCAGGGCATCGACAACGTGCCTGATTTCATCCTTGCGGCGTGGGTCGAGCAATTGCAGCAGATCCAGGACTGCCTGGATGCCCACTACCCGGCATCGACCGCGCTGCTGATTCAGGCCTACCTGCTGGCGCTGTTTGCGTTGGCCCAGGCCGACAAGTACATCAGCAGCCAGACGGCCCCATCCGGCGCTTCTCGATCGTTCCGCTACCAGGCCTTTGCTGATCGCTGGAAGGCGCAGTTGGCCCTGCTGAACGCCCTGGACAAGCACGGATGTGTGACGGGGCTGATTCCCCCGAACCCAACCCAGACCGCACACGGCGGTCTTTGGATCGCGCGCGGTGGCTGCATGTGTGGTGACTCATGAGCACGACAGCGAATTGGAGTTACACCAACACGGCGACGGTTCGGCCATTCCTGCACTTCGACCTTTCGACCCAGGAGGCCGTTTACGGCCCTGAGTACGAAATCGCTTGCACCTGGGTAGCGAAGGGAGAGCAGGTCCGCGACAACAGCGGCGCCGAATTCGTATCGCGACACCAGATATTCACCGAGGACCGCCGGCCGAAGTACCTGGACCTGATCCATTTCGACGGCTCCAACGGCTGGGAAGAGATTCGCTCGGTGACGAACTGGGACATGTCCTTCTTCGGTGAACAGCCCGACTTTCTGCTGGTGACCTGACATGGCAATCCAAGGAATCGACCGCGTCCGGCGGAATCTTCGTGTGGCTGTCGATAACATCGCCGGCGGTGTTTCCGAGCGCGCTGTTTATGAGGTGCTGAGCCAGGGAGCGACAAAGGCGCAGACCATGACACCGATCGACACATCGACTCTGGTCGACAGCCAAACGGCCCCCCAGATCACGGTTGGCCCAAACGGGGTCGAGGGCAGCGTCGGTTACACCGCTGCCTACGCAGCAGCAGTCCACGAAGCACCGGGCACTCTCGCCGGCCAGCCACGGGACGAGAATGACCCTAGCCGGGGGGACTACTGGGACCCGAATGCGGAGCCTGAATTTCTCACGAAGGGCTTTGACCAGATCATTCCAGCAATCCCGGCCATCCTCCGCAGGACCTACCGCGTATGACCCCCTACGACGCCTTCCAGGATTGGCTGGCTTCGATCCTGGGCGAGGGCTACCAGTACAGCCGTGGGATGTGGGTCGACCACCCGTCGCTCGACTCGGCATTCATCGCAGCGATCCAGCAAACCGGCGGCCCCCCGACTCAGGTCGACATTCGTCGCCTGCGGTTCAAGGTGATCCTCCTCGGCCCGAAGGGCGTCCGGAAACATGTTGTCGACGTCGGCAACTCAATCGAGACCCTGGCGCAGGTAGCGCTTGGTGACAGCGTCCCCTGTGGCGCCGCATCTGTTCGGGCAATCGGCGAGCCGATCGGGCCTGGATACACCACCGAAAACCGGGCCTGGTACAGCCTGGACCTTGAAGTTCTCTATTAATCAGGAGGCCAGACATGGCTTGCAAGAAGCTCAAATTTCCGGGCCGCGACGTCGTGCTCGAGTATTACATCGGGTGCGGCGATGCGCTGCCGGCGGAGAATGACTGGCGCCGTTTTGGGTCGCTCCGCACGAAGGAATTCACCGTCGAGTGGGACACCTTCGGCGCGACTGATTCCGACTCGGTTGGCGCACTGCGGGAGAACCTGGCCAGTTTCCAGACGCTGACCATTTCCGGTGACGGTACCGTGAAGGCCTCCGGTGCCGGCGCGCAGAACCTGATCGACCTGACGAAGCATGTCGTGAAGCCGGACGCGACCGGCGGACAGCCTGTTGTCTGGATGCGCATGACCTTCCCGGACCTGACCTTCACCGCATTCATGCTCATCAGCAACCTCAGTCGCTCCGCGCCGTACGACGATGTCACCACCTACAGCTTCGAGGCTTCGGCGACCGCTTCCGACTTCGGCCTGATCGTCGAGGATACCCCCGACGCGGATGCGCCGGACCCGACCAGCATTCAGGTCGTGCCGGAGACCCTCTCGCTTACCGTTGGCGAAGGCTTCAACTTCGAGGGCGTCGTGCTGCCTGTTGGCGCTCCGCAAGGCCTGCGCTGGACTTCCAGTGCGCCGACCGTGGCCGCAGTGAACACGGTTACCGGCGAGGTGAGCGCGCTGTCGGCCGGTACCGCCACGATCACCGCCGCTTCCAGCGTCGCCCCGGGCGTCACCGATACCGCAACCGTCACGGTCATCCCGCTGGTGCAGGGCATCACCGTCTCGCCGACATCTGTCTCGATCGCCGAAGGTGCCACCCAGCAACTGACCGCCGCTGTATCTCCGACTGGCGCGGCTCCTGGCCTGGTCTACGAAAGTGCGGCGCCGGCGATTGCTACCGTGAGCTCTACCGGCCTGGTTACCGGCGTTGATGTGGGCACCACCACGGTGAAAATCACCAGTGCGGCGCGGCCGTCGGTGAGCGTGACCGTTCCGGTAACCGTTACTGCACCGTGATCCTCACCGAGATCGGTGAGATAGGCGTACACACGGCCTCGGGGGAGTGCTTTCTCCTGCGGCCGTCCCTGTACGCCATGACCCAGCTCGGTACGCCGGCCGAGATTGTCGACGTCTTCGCGCGCGTCATGAGCGACCCGATCACCGAGAAGCATCAGGCGGACCAGTTCGCCGACGCCCTGGCCGTGGTGGTGGCGTGTAGTGAGCAGGACCTGTCCGACGTGTTTGGCTACTACGACCAGGATCTTGTCTACCGGCCAGGAACTGCGAACGTCGAGCACCTTGTACCCCTCGCGCGCTGCCTGCTGAAGCACGGCGTCACAGGAGCGCTTCCGCCGCTACCCCGGCGACACGACGAAGAGCCGAACTACTCGGGGGAGTTCGTTGCACGGGAGTACGTCGCGACGGCGATAGCGCACCTGGGGCTGAGCGAGCGCGAAGCCTGGTCCATGACCATGACCGGCCTGATCGGCGCTCTGCGCGCGAAATACCCCCCAACCGAATCGAACGCTCCGGGCGCCAGAGCCCCGACCGCGGCAGAGCATGACGCGACGATGGAGTGGTTCGACAAGATCGAGGCCAAGCGCAAGGCGCGGGCGAAAGGAGCACCCTGATGGCTGAGAATGTCGGCAGCATCTACTACACCGTCGAGGCGGATACCTCCAGCCTCGTCAACGGTGCGAATGCCGCCGATCGCTCGCTGGACAGCATGCAGGGTTCCATGCAGCGGACCGATGCGACTGCTGGGAAGTTGCAGACCCGCATGACCAGGGTGGCTGGGGCTGTGCGGCAGGCCAACCAGCAGATCGGCGCCCAAACCTCGGCATACAGCGGGCTGACCCGGGTCGTTGCCGCTTACCTTTCGCTCCGGACGCTCCAGTCGGTCATCGAGCTTTCCGACCAGTACGGCCAGATGGCCTCGCGCATTCGGAACGCCACCAGCAGCGCCGAAGAGTACGCCATGGTGCAGGAGCGCCTGTTGCAGACCGCCAACGGCACCTTCCGGGCGCTGAGCGAGGCTCAAGAGGTCTACCTGGCTACGGCTGACACGCTCAGGGATCTCGGCTACACCACGTCCGACGTCCTGGACATCACCGATTCGTTCTCCTACGCGCTGGTTCGCGACGCCGCGCGCGCCGACCAAGCCACCACCGCCATGGATGCGTGGTCCAAGGCGCTGATGAAGAACAAGGTCGAAGCCGATGGCTGGGCTTCGATCATGGCCGCGACGCCGTCGATCGTAGAGGGCATCGCCGAGGCCACCGGCCGGACCCAGGCTGAAATCCGGCAGTTGGGCGCCAGCGGTAAGCTGTCTGTCGAGGCGCTAAACGAAGGGTTGCGCCGCACCCGGGACGAGAACAAGGCATTGGCCGATGAGATGGAAACATCGGTCGCAGACTCGTTTACCAAACTGCGCAACAGCATGACGGTGTTCATCGGAAAGGTGAACGAGTCGAGCGGCGCCAGCCAGATCCTGACCAGCAATATCGCGAAGCTGGCCGAGATACTACAGGATCCCGAAACCATCAAGGCTGCGCAGGACCTGGCTGCTGGCGTGGTTGGTGCGCTGAACAAGATCATTGACGGGGCGAAGGAAACCGTCCGGATAGTTCAGTGGGCTTCTGAAGAACTGGCCTACCAGCTTAGCGGCGGGATGGCTGCGTCTGATGACATTGTTCGACTCAATGAGTCGCTAGCCGATCAACGGGAAGAGCTTGCGAAGCTGGAGAAGGCTCGGGACAACCTAAGGGCGCTTGGCCTAAAGGTCGAAAACGAGGACCCGATCAACAAGCTCAAGGCCGACATTCGGGCAACTGAGGCGTTGATTGAAAACTTCTACAAGAGCCAAGAGAAGAAGCCCCCGGTAGAGGCACCGAAGCTATCTACTCCATCGCAGCCAGGTAAATCGGGCGGGAAGACCGGTACCGTCAACGCCGAGGCCGCTGCCACGGCAGGCACGAAGAAGCTCACCGAGGCGCAGAAGGCAGCCAAGAAGGCCGCTCAGGAACTCGCCCAGGCGCAGAAGGAAAACATCGACACCATTGCTGGCCTCGGCCAGCAACTCGCTCTTGTCGGCCTGAAGGGCAAGGACCTGATGCAGACCCAGGCAGAGCTGCAACTCAACGAGTACGCCACGCCGGAGCAGGTCGCCCAGGTCCGCGCGCTCGCCGCAGCTCTGTACGAAGCGCAACAGGTAGAAGCCAACAAGCAGTTGCTGGGGCAGATGGACCCGATCGCCGGCGAAGACCAGCGCTACCAGACCGAACTGGAGAATCTGAAAAAGCTGAACGAGGCCAAGTTGCTCGAGGATCAGCGCTACTTGGAACTCAAGACGCAGGCCAAGCAACAGCACGATGCCACGATGAAGCAACTGGAGGAGGAGCGATTCCGCCGCCAGGCTGCCGGCAACGAGATGATCATGGCAACGCTGGATCAGGTGCAGCAGGCCGGCACGAACGCTCTGACAGGGCTGATAACCGGGGCGAACAACGGTGCTGACGCCATGCGGCAACTGGCCGGCGCCATGCTGAATCAGGTCGTGGGCGCCCTCGTCAAGGTCGGCATCGAACAGGCGAAGAACTTCATCATGGGGCAGAGCATGCAAGCGACCGCAACCGCCAAGGGCATTGCTCAGGCCGGGGCGTTGGCTGGCGCATATGCCCCAGCTGCAGCTGCGGCCGCTGTGGCCTCATTTGGCGGCGCTGCGACGGCAGGCCTTGCTGCAATGGCGGCTGCCATCCCGGCGATGCTTGGGATGTTCGCTGGAGGTCGCCAGTACGGCGGTCCCGTAGGGGCGGGCGGCATGTACCGCATCAACGAGAACGGCGCGCCAGAGGTATTCCAGGCTGCGAATGGCCGGCAGTACATGCTGCCGAACACGCGAGGCGAGGTGATCAGCAACGGCGACGCCACCGCACAGGGCTCGCCGCAGATCAGCCTGCAGATCATCAACAACGGTCCTCCGGTTTCCGCCACCGCCACCATGGACGGGAACAACCTACGGGTAACTCTCGATGCGGTCGAGCAGGACTTTGCCAACAAGGTTTCGTCTGGCCAGGGGCTTTACCCGAAAGCAATCGAAGGCGCCTATGGATTCAAGAGGGCAGGGCGATGATCAAATGGCCTGATGGCCTTCCCTTCCCGCTCAGGGAGGGCTATGGCTTCAAGACGGTTGAACCAATGGCCAGGACCGCCCTCCAGAGCGGCCGGGCACGCTATCGACGGAACTTCAGCGGCGTGCCGGTTGCTCTGGAGGTTTCTTGGCTGTTCACCGCTGAGCAGGCGCGTCTGTTCAAGGGGTGGTACCGAGACGTCCTGAAAGACGGCGTCAAGTGGTTCGAGTGCGAGCTCAGAACGGAAGAAGGCATTGTTCCGTGCCACCTGCACTTCGAGGGGATCTACGATGGTGGCTATCTCGTCGGGCGCGACCACTGGCGCTTCAACGCGACCGTCGTGATGCGAGAGCGCTCGATCATCGATCCTGGGTGGGCCGAGATTCTGCCCGAGTACATCCTCCTCGCTGACATCTTCGACATCGCGATGAACAGGGAGTGGCCTCGACATGGCGACGGCTCTTGAGCGGTTCTATGCATCGGATGGGCCGGATCTTCCGATTGCAACGATCGAGATTACTCGGCCCTCCAGGCCCGATCCGATCCTCATCTGTCAGGGGTTCAAAGACCTGACCTGCATGACAGAAGACGGACGGCTACTGACATTCATCGCTGGCGCTATCGACGTTTCGATCCCGAAGCGCGACAACAGCGGGAACCAGAACGTTGGCTTTGCGATCGACAACGTGACTGGCTTTGCTCAGCAATATATTGCCGAGGCCATCGACGCCGGAGAGCCGGTCACGCTTGTCCTGCGAATCTACCTCGAAAGCGACCTGACTGCGCCGGCCGAGCGGCCGTATCGGATGCGCGTGAAAGGGGTCGACTTCGAAAGCCTCTCTGTCCAGGTAGAAGCCGGCTACTACGACCTCATCAACACCGCCGCGCTGCGCCACATCTACAACGTTAGCGAGTTCCCTGGCCTCAAATACTGGCCCTGACCCCATGCCGAACAGATACCTCACCGCCATCTATACCGAGGGCGGACGGGCCCTGCCGTGCCTTGACTGCTGGGGCCTGACGCTCATCGCGCGGGTTGAGTTGTTCGGGCTGCCGATGCTGACCGACTTCGGCGGTGTCACGCGGCGCACCCCGGTTTCGATGCAAAGGGCGTGCGATACGGAGATCCAGCGCGCGCTCGAGCAATGCGAGCCAGGACCTGGGGTCATCGCCGCGGCCTATAGAGGGCGTCTGCTCGATCACGTAGGCCTGCTGGTCGAGGTAGATGGACGCCTGCGGGTTCTCGAAATCAACCCGGGAAGCGGGGTGTCGCTCACTCCGCTCCAGAAGTTCTCCGACAAATACTCCAAGGTGGTCTTCTACCGTGATCGAAATCTACCCATCGCTCCTTGACGGAGAACCGCTGGAGCGGCATCCGATCGGCCGCAGGATGACGATTCATTCCTGGCTGACCGCGAATTCGCCTGGGTACCGCTGCCACGACGTCCACCCGTTCTCTATCGGTGTTGTCCCCGCTGAGGTTGCGCTCTGCGATGACCTCACCGACAAGCAGAAAAAGGCCCATGAGGAGTTCATCCATCCCGGTGAGTGGGCCGAGCGCATCATCGACCGCGGCGACATTGTGAGGATCTACAAGCTCCCGCGCGGGACTGATCCGTTCACGATTACTGCGGCCCTTTTCAAGGGGGCGCAATCGGTTTTTCGGATGCTCATGCCTCAATTGCCCGGCATGCCGACGAACCCCGGGCAGGGCGCGTCGCTCTCTGAAACTAGCGCGCGCGGGAACAAGGTAAAACTCGGCGATGCGATCCGCGAAGTCGCTGGCCGTCGTCTGATTTATCCAGACTACATCCTGCCGCCCCGGAAGTACTTCGCCGGTCCGCGTGAGCAGTGGACCGAAATGCTCCTGTGTATTGGCCGTGGTCGGTTCCAGATCGCCGAAGGGGCAGCGAAAATCGGTGACACGTCGTTCCTGGCACTGGGCGCTGATGCCTCTTTCCAGATTTTCGAGCCAGGGCAGAACGTCAGCGGGCACCCGGCATCGGTCTGGTGGCACCTGGTTGAGGAAGTTGGTGCGAGCTCAACTGGTAATGCCGGCCTGGACCTGACCGAGAGCTCCAATCTCACCCCGAACCCGTCGGCAACTACGTTCACGTTTTCCGGAACGAACATCATCATTTCTGCCGGAGCCGGGTCGTTCCCCTCTGGCTGGGTTGCGGGGACGATCCTGCGGGTTGAGGCGATGTACCCCTATTCGGTGAACGATGGCGGCGGGACGAATCGCGACGTCGTGACGGGGGATATCGCTCAGCTCGGGCTGGATGTTGGCGATGAGATCGAGGTGGTCGGCACCAACGGCGGCCTCTACCTGGTGAACGACATCACCTCAACGTCGATGACGCTCAACTACAGCAACGGTTCGCCGGCCAATGCGTTGCAGACCGGCTCCGGAAATGCAGCAATCGGCCCGCGTGGGCTGCGCTATCGGATCACGGCGTACAGCGCGCAGCAACTCACCGTCGAGCGGCTGACCAGTGCGGGCGGTGTCGATGTTGACTGGCCAGGATTCACCGCTCTCAACTCGTCTACGTCCCGAGTCACCATTGATCCGACCAGCCTAGAAGGGGGCTGGCGCGGTCCCTTCCCGGCGTGCCCAGTATCGGAGAAGACCAACTTCGTCGAGATCGACGTATTTTGCCCGGAAGGGCTTTGCGGTGTAGGCAGGGAAGGGCAGATCTACCAGATCCGCACCTATTACGACATCCAGTGGCGAGACATGGCCATCGGCGGCGCATGGACGACGGTCAGCAAGAACCATGCTGGCAGTTCTCTCGACCAGCAGGGTTTTACGGACGGCATCCCGCTGCCGTACATGATGCGGCCCGAGTTTCGCATCAGAAAAGTGTTCGTCAACCAGGGCGGCAACTCAACATCCGAGTACCGAGACCGCACCCAGTGGTACGGGATGCGCGCGCGCCTCCAGGCTCCATCGTCCTACGCCGGCGTCACGGTAATGGCTGTCCGGTATCGGTCGTCTGACCGCATCGCGGCGCAGACCGAAAGCCGCGTCTCGGTAGAGGCCACTCGCATGCTCCCAACCCGCCAGGGTGGAGCATGGACGAGCGAGATCGCTACGCGAGACATCGTCCCGTTCCTCTGCTACATCGCGAAGGAGCGCGGCTACACCGATGCGGATCTCGATCTCGAAGAACTGGATCGGCTGGACGCCATCTGGAAGGCCCGCGGCGACACGTTCGACATGATCTACGAGGACGGTAAGGTCACGGTCGCCCAGATCATGGACGACGTGCTTGCGGCCGGGTACGCCGAGAAGACCATCAAGCGCGGCGTGATCTCTGCGGCCCGAGACGAGCCAAGGACAACATTCGGGCACATGTACTCGCCGCAGAACATGGATGGTCCACTGAGGATCAGCATCAGCGCTCCGTCTGAGGACGACTACGACGGCGTCGATGTAGAGTTCGTCAATGCCAACGGCTGGATCGAAGATACCGTCCAGTGCCGCCTTCCCGGCGATGTCGGCAGGAAGGTCGAGAAGATCACGGCTGTCGGCGTGACAGACCGAAACCGGGCCTGGCGCTATGGCATGCGCCGCCGGATGGCACAGCGATACCGGCGAACCGAGTATTCGTTCGATACCGGCCTCGATGCGCTGAACAGCGAGTTCTGGGATTACGTGGCACTCGCCGGCGATGTTCCAGGCCCTGGGCTGGCGCAGAGCGCATATCTGAAATCGTTCGTGATCTCGGGAAGCTCGGTCCTGATCGAGTCCAGCGAGCCGCTCGATTGGTCGCTGCTGAGCTCTCCAGCGCTGTATCTGCGCCGCCCAGACGGAACGGTTTCCGGCGGATACCCGGCATCTCGGATCGACGACTACCGGCTGAGCATTCCCAGTATCGATTTCGTCCCCGATGTTTCCTGGGAAATCGAACCGCCGCACCTACTGCTGGGAAATCCATACCCGGCCCTGATCAGTTCCATAGACCCCAAAGGCAATACCGCGGCGTCCGTCCGAGCGGTGAACTACGACCCCAGGGTCTACACCTTCGACAACGCCAGCGCCCCCAACTGACCGCACACAAAAACCCAGAGCCCGCCATAGAGCGGGCTTTTTCATGCCCGGAGAATTTGCATGACTACATATGCCACCGGCAATCCGCTTGGCTCCAAAGATCCGCGTGACCTCTACGACAACGCCGAGAACTTCGACGCGGCGATGAATGACCGAACTAACGTGGCGTGGAATGACCGATTCGGTGTGCCAAGAAAAACATGGTTCGGTGTGGAGCAACAGGTCAATGACTGGCTGGCCGCCCAGGGCTTCGAACCTGGATTTCTGGTGTACGTCGATGGCTCGCCGCTGACAGTGGACCGCCCGACCCAACTGATCCAGCGTGACGGAAATCTCTACAGCGTCAAGCGCCCAGCAGATTTTCCCGTCAATCTGACCGGAAACTGGGCCACCGATCAGGATCTACTTGTTGCTCAGGTGGACCAGTCTCTACGTCATGACATTTCCAATGCTACAGACCCATACAAAGGGTCTGCGTTGGTTGGGAGACAACCACTAATAATTAATTCTGTCGCAGAACTCCGACTGACCCCTGGAAGGTTTTCTGGCGACAGAGCTTTCCTAAAGAACTACCTGGAGGGTGACCGTAAGGGGCAACGGTATTTGACCTGGATTCCAGGGACTTCTACCGATGATGGTGGAATGATGTTTTCTGCTACTGGTGGGACTTGGCATAGTGACCTGGACGAACATGGGCGCGTAGATGCCCAATTTTACGGATTGCCGCTGTCGTCTGGATTCTGCACTGCTCAAGACCTTGCCATCGAAGCGTACTGTTATCCGAGGGGAATTAGAGCCTTTTACGGTCCGGGGCCAGATGGCCCAGGCGTTTATGATTTCGGAGATGCAAACTGGGCATGGTCAGGTCCGCGCGTAGCTGGTCAGCCAATGAAGGACTATCAGGGTGGCGGAATCGATTTCTGCCGGACAACGACTCTGAGAACTACGTCTACCGATGGCGCTGATGTTTTGCAATGCTGCGGGATAAAGAACGCTCATTTTACCGGGTTTCCCAATGTTACTGCCACAATTGACCCTGGAGCCACTAGCGGATCAAACGGGGTTAGCCTTGTATTCGGAGCAGAGAATGTAACGTTTGAGCTTAATTGTTTAGACCTTCCGGCAATTTACAAGACAGATGGGTCTATTGATGGCGGACAGGCGTTCACTATCCAGCCTGGAACTGGTAACACCAATGCATTTAGGAATATCAAGTTCAGAGGCAATGCTAAAAACTGCTCTGTAGGATTTGGATCAGATGTAGCTTTGAATGATGCTGCATCTATTCCTCTTTCAGGAATAGATATTGACATTACAGCTGAAGATTGCTATAGGGCATTTGTCTTCGGTGGCGCGGCATACACCTCAACTCCATCCCAATTTGCATTTGCCGGCATAACCGGAAAGATTCGAGCTATAAATTGCCAACAGTCTGTTGTGCTGGCTCGCGCAGTTGGAGTAGACATAAATGTCAGCATCCTTTGCACGAAGGATAAATCAGAGCTTATCAAGCACCAGTACAAAAGCAGTGTATTTGTTACCGATATAAAAGGCTCAAAGAGTTGTAATGTTGACATCACAGGGAGAATTGTTAACTCTGACTCTATGCTAAGCATCGGAGGGATAGCCATGTCTGGCGGCATACGTTCTTCCACTGAAAATATTAGACTGCGCCACTCTGTCACCTTCAGTTCAGCAGCAACGCAAGTTTCTGTAGTTGATTTCGGTGGAGGTACAGTGTCAAGTTCTGAGTTGCACCTTTCTTTCTTGAGTTCTGGATACCAGCCACTAATCGACATTGGTGGTAATAGCGTATACATTGATGGGTGTCTTTCTCCGGTTGCGCTTTTGCCAGGCGACGAGAGTTCGTTTGTACCGAGGTGCCAGCGCGCAACAGTTTTGTATAGATCGCCAATTACAGGTGTTAGGTCGATAAATTTTCCATCCAATCCACTTAAAGGGCAGGTCGTCAAAGCATATAGAACTAGTGCGGCGACCGGAGGTACTCTTTCTTTTGGTGGATTAATAAATATGACAGAAGGAACGACTCAGGAAGCGATTTTCGATGGATCCTCTTGGATTCTTCTTTAATTTTGAATAGCGCCAGTCAAGCTGGCGCTATATAACTTATGTTGAGATTAATATTTTTTTCTGAATAGGTAATATACCTTCTCCTGGATCTTGTAAGATCTGTTACGATGACATAAGATAATGCCATCGATGCTGCCGTTATTAAAGATGCCGCGATAAATCCAGTTAGTTTTACTCGTTCAAACATCATCATTATAAGAAACGTCATTGCGAAGAGTATTATTATTCCTCTGCCGCCGCTTAGTGATGCTATGACAAGACTTATAAGAAGGAATGCTATGTTTGTCTTACTAACTCCGCTGACGTACATGTTTATTAGCTGAATGAAAATGGCGCAGTACATGGAAAGAACCATCCATGCGCCACCCTTTGTAGAGCTATAACTCAAGGTTTGATAGTATTTTATTATGTAATTTGGCGAGATGCTTCCAATTATCCTGTACGTATTTGCCAATAATAATATTAAGATTCCTATATTTATTAAAATCAATATATATATTGAGAGGCGCGGCCCTCTTGGCTTGAAATTGTCTAACATCTTTTGCTTGCTAAGAAACAGCGAACTAATAATTGCTATAATTATCGCGCATGATACGTCTACAATTAATGATATCCCCCCATACATATCTGTAAGTAATGGGTACTTTGAGTGGTCAAGGTATCTTAATATAAATAAATAATGATAAGTAGCGTAGCACCCAAGAGGTCCGGCTATTAGTATAAAAACTTTTTTTAATTTTTCGGAGAATGTAACCATTTATAAGTGGGCCTCTAATATTCTTTAATTTTCTGAATTATGCTTTTTGTCATCGTCGCAGATTTCCCGTTTTCCGAGTGATCCTAATATAAAGAATATAAAATCTTATCGGGATATCATTTCTTTCGCTCACAAAGCCAAATCAAAATCGCAAGCCCTATTAGCGGTAGAGGCAAATACCAGAAATCAAAGATCGGATTGCTAGAGGCTTCATCTGTTGGCTGATTTGGGAAAACGACGAAATCTATAACTCCAATAACCATTAGTCCTATCAGTATCAAAAAAGGTGTCCGCACAGTCGTTCCTCATTCAATCGATGCGCACTGATCGCACCATCATGCTCCAATGAGCGGCAATCATAAGAATCCAATGGCCCCTTTGGAAGAGTTCCATCGGAGCGGTTTGCTTGAGACATCAGCCTTCTGTACGTCTTGTGACCACTGATTCTGAAAAATTTTCTACAAACATAGGCCCGCCATTGAGCGGGCTTCGTCGTCTTTGGAGACCCGTAAATGCGTACATCCCAACGAGGCATAGACCTCATCAAATCCTTCGAGGGCCTGCGCCTGTCCGCCTATCAGGACTCGGTAGGCGTTTGGACCATTGGCTACGGCACCACGCGGGGCGTCACCCGCTACATGACGATCACCGTCGAGCAGGCCGAGCGGATGCTGTCGAACGACATTCAGCGCTTCGAGCCCGAGATGGACAAGCTGGTGAAAGTGCCACTGAACCAGAACCAGTGGGATGCCCTGATGAGCTTCGTGTACAACCTGGGCGCGGCCAATCTGGCGTCGTCCACGCTGCTCAAGCTGCTGAACAAGGGGGACTACCAGGGAGCAGCGGACCAGTTCCCTCGCTGGGTGAATGCGGGTGGTAAGCGCTTGGAGGGTCTGGTCAAGCGTCGAGCGGCGGAGCGCGCGCTGTTCCTGGAGCCGCTGTCGTGATCTCCGCTCGCGCTTTATCGGTCGCGCTGGCCTGCCTGGTGCTGGTCGGCCTCGGCACCGCCGGCGGTGTCTGGCTCGGCGCGCGGCACTACCGGCCGCAGTTGGATGCCGCGAGCGCGGATCTGGCTGCCTGCCGTGCCTCCCGGGGAGAGTTGGAGTCCGCAGTGGCGGAGCAGGTCCGGCAGGTTGCCGCGTTGCGCCAGGCTAGCGAGCGGCGCGCCCGGGATGCAGCCCAGGCGTTGGAGCAGGGACGACAGCAGGCCGCCGAGCAGTATGCCGCGGCACAGCGCCTGCTGTACCAGCGAACCGCCGGCGAGGAGTGTGCGGCCGCCGATGCGGTCATTGATCAGGAGCTGGGTCTATGAGGGTGGTGCTGATGCTGATGATTGTCGCGCTGGTGGGATGCGCCGGCCGGCAGGAAGCCGAGCCGCGCACGGTGCGCGTAGAAGTTCCGGTGGCGGTGCCGTGCCGAGCGCCCGCGGTCGAGGTGCCGGCCTGGGCAGCGGCTGGGCTGAAGAAGAGCGACGACCTACAGACCAAGGTCCGTGCGCTGCTGGCCGAGCGGTTGCAGCGGATCGGTTATGAGGCCCAGTTGCTGGCTGCCAACAGAGCATGCCAGTAGGAGTAGACTACGGCCTTTTCCTACGGAGCAGGGCGATGCTGGTCATTCGATTCAAGGGCTGGTCGGTGAAACTCGACCACCAGGTGGGCAGCGCTGGGAAACATGGCATCTGGTCGTTCCACGGCTCGGAGAGCAGCTACGTGCCGGACATGCAGACGATTCTCCGGCATGCTGCTATTCGGCCTGCGGAGCCGAAAGAAGGCGGGGAGGTCGAGGTATTCATCTGTGATTCGCGCATGCCGCAGGATGAGTGGCGGCCTGTCGGTAGCGGTGTTGCGGCCTATGAGGCGGAGCGCTGATCCTGTACCAGTTTTTGTACCAATCGATGCGAATTAGTGCGAATCGGAACGCCTGAAAGCCTTGATTTCACTGCTCTACAGCTCGCTAGCTATCGCCAAAAAAATCGCATGGTGATATTCGCGGTGGAGATCAACTTCTTTACCTATAGAGGACTTACGCACGCCTGGACCATGGCGATACCGGTCTGCTACCGGTCTCGGCTTTCCGCTGCGCTCCATCTGGAGCATGGGGCGATCCTGCGGGCATTCGTGGAGTGCCGCAGCCAGCGTCATGACGTGGCTGTAGCGCGATGAAGGCGGGGTGTGATGCCTGGCATTCGGCGAATTGTCTCACAGGTGCGCCTGCCGTTGCATGACAGCGTACGCCGAAGCGGTTTTTCCCGCTGCCCGGCAGGTGGTAGAGTCTCGTCTTCCGCTCATCCGCAAAGGACTCCCCGATGAAGCCCGCTGTTCTCCCCGCGTTGTTGGTTCTGTCGCTGCTGGGCGGTTGCGGGGATTCATCGTCGGACGGAAAGGCCGCTTCCGGGCCGCTGGCGTTGCACTGTGGAGACTTCGGCAAACTCGAGGTGATCGACGGTTTCGCCAGTCTAAAGCTGCCCGACGGCAGCAGCGTCCAGTCGCTGGGCGGCGATGTCCGCAGCCTCGCCGATGGCCAGGCGCTGAGCGCGATTTCCTATAGCGACGGTTCGGTCCTGTACCGCCAGGCGGGCGACACGCCCGGCTACCTGTACACGCCGGCCAAAGGCCAGCGGCAGGCCTGCGAGACGCGCTGA